TAATACACAACTTACCACTCTTTCTTTTAGTGGCATACCTCTTTCGGCTAATGCTAAATGTATAGGGGCATATGAAGATGGTGCACAAGAAACCATATATTGGTTTGTGCATGATCCTTTATTTGATAATAAAGCAAAGCCCTTAGATTTAATTGTATCTTTTAATACCGAAAACAGTGTGTTGAGGTATCATGTAATAACTTTTGACCTTTTATCTTTTGACCCACTGTACCTTATTACTGGTGTAAATAAAATCGAAAATCTTTTATTTTTTACAGATGATAAAAACCCTCCACGAAGAATTAATGTAAATGACAATTATCCATTTCCAGTAGGGACTGTTGACCAAATTGAAGAAGAAGATATATCTGTAATATTAAAACCACCTGGATTTGAAACTGTATCAGGATCTGCCGACACACCCTTAACAGCTCCTACCTTTCAATTAATTAATGTGTCTGGTGGAGAAAACTATTTAAAAGATAGGTTTATCAGTTTTGCTTACAGATATAGATATAAAAATGGAGAGTACAGTGCTACTTCTTTATTTAGCCTTCCAGCTTTTCAACCATCAAACTTCAGATTTGATACAAGAAATTATGACAATGCTGGAATGGAAAATAATTTTAATGGAGCTCGAGTTCAGTTTAGTACTGGTAGTTCAAGGGTAGTTCAAGTAGACCTATTATATAAAGACTCTAATACCAATAGTATATATGTAATAGAAAGATTTAAAAAAAGTGATTATGGGTGGGCGGACAATCAGACTCAAGAATATGTTTTTACTAATAGTAAAATATATTCTGTTTTAGGATCTGATGAATTGTTAAGACTTTATGATAATGTACCACATGTTGCTAAAGCTCAAACAATTTTGGGTAATAGACTTATGTATGGAAATTATACAGATGGCTTTGATATAACAAATGAAAATGGTCAA